ATGTCCCTCACCGCCCTCGCGCTCTGCTCGCGCGCGCTGCTGCGCCTCGGCGCCCAGCCCATCGCCTCCCTCACCGAGGGCACGGCCGAAGCCGAGGTCGCGGCCAATCTCTATCCCGGCATCCGCGACGCGCTGCTCTCCGCCCATCCCTGGTCCTTCGCCAGCGGCCAGGCCGTGCTCGCGCGCCTCGCCGCCGCGCCGCATGCCGACTTCGCCCATGCCTTCCAGCTGCCGCCCGGCTTCCTCCGCGCGCTCTCGGCCGGCGGGATCGGGCGCGGGCGGGGCATCCCCTACCGCATCCATGAGGAACGGCTGCACGCCGATGCCGAATCCGTCACCCTCACCTACGTCTTCCGCCCCGACGAAAGCGCCTTCCCGCCCTTCTTCGCCGCCGCCCTCGTCGCGCGCCTCGCGGCCGAGTTCTGCCTGCCGCTGACCGAAAGCGCGTCCCGCGCCGAGGTGCTGTTCCGCCTGGCCGAGCAGGAGCTGCGCCAGGCCCGCCAGATCGACAGCCAGCAGGACACGCCGCGCGCCATCGAGGGCTTCCCCCTCGTTGACATAAGGGGTTGACGCGCATGCCCGCCGCCGCCCGCCGCATCAAGGCGAGCTTCGCCGCCGGCGAGCTCGCGCCCGAGCTCTATGGCCGCGGCGATCTCCGCGCCTTCGAGAACGGCGCCCGCCGCCTGCGCAATGTCGTCATCCAGCCCACCGGCGGCGTCGCCCGCCGCGCCGGGCTGCGCCATGTCGCGACCCTGCCCGGGCCCGCGCGGCTGATCGCCTTCGAGTTCAACACCGAGCAGACCTACCTGCTGGCGCTCAGCGACGGCCGGCTCCAGGTCTTCAAGGACGATGCCGAGGTCGCCTCCATCGCCGCGCCCTGGACGGCGGCGATGCTGCCGCAGATCGCCTTCACCCAGAACGCCGACACGCTGCTGGTGTTCCATCCGGAAATGCCGCCGAAGCGCGTCACGCGTACCAGCCACACCGCCTGGACGCTCGCCGACTTCGCCTTCACCCGCACGCCCTTCCACCGCTTCGTCGAGGGCGTGACGCTGCAACCGAACGCCACCACCGGCAGCCTATGGATCAGCGCCAGCGCCCCGCTGTTCGAGCCCGGCCATCTCTGGCAGCGCTTCCGCATCGAGGGAAGGCGGGTGATGGTCACCGCCTGGCACAGCCCCTATGGCGTCACCGCGGTCGCGGAGGAGACGCTGGCCGGCACCCATGCCACCGCGAACTGGGACGAGGCGGCCTTCAGCCCGGTGCGCGGCTGGCCGGTCTCGGCCTGCTTCCACCAGGCGCGGCTGGTGCTCGGCGGCGCGCGCGACGTGCCGAACCGGCTCTGGCTGTCACGCACCGGCGATCTCGGCGATTTCGACCTCGGCACCGGGCTCGACGACGAGGCGATCGAGTTCGCGCTGATGTCGGACCAGGTGAACGCCATCCGCGGCGTCTTCTCCGGCCGGCATCTCCAGGTCTTCACCTCGGGCGCGGAATGGATGGTCACCGGCGATCCGCTGACGCCGTCCTCAATCCAGCTCAGCCGGCAGACGCGCATCGGCAGCCCGGTGGACCGCATGGTGCCGCCGGTGGACGTGGACGGCTCCACCGTCTTCGTCGCGCGATCCGGCCGTGCGGTGCACGAATTCGCCTATACCGAGGTCGGCGATTCCTACCAGGCCAACGATCTCGGCCTGATCGCGCGCCATATCGTGCGCGACCCGGTCTCCATGGCCTATGACCAGACCCAGCGCCTGCTGCACATGGTGATGGCCGATGGCGCGATCGGCACGCTGACGCTCTACCGCGCCGAGCAGGTCATCGCCTGGACCAGGCAGGAGACCGAAGGCGCCTTCCGCGCGGTCGCCGAGACCGAGGGCCGCGTCTATGCCGTGGTCGAGCGCGCCGGCACCCAGCGCCTCGAGCGCTTCGACGAGACGCTCGGCCTCGATGCCGCGCTGGCCGGTTCGGCCGGCGCGCCGCTCGGCAGCTGGGGCGGGCTCGCTCATCTCGAAGGGCGCGACGTCGCGGTGCTCGCCGATGGCGCGCCGCGCGGGACGCTGCGGGTGGCGGCGGGCGCGGTCGCGCTCGATCCGCCGGCGACGAGCGTGCAGGCCGGCCTGCCTTTCGCGCATGTGATCGAGCCGCTGCCGCCGCAGCTCGGCACCGGCACGGGCGCGGGCGCGGCGCCGCTGCGCCTGGTCGCGGCGACCTTCCGCCTGCTGGCCACCCCGGCCTTCGCGGTGGATCTCGGCCGCGGGCCGCAGCCCGTGCCGTTCCGCCGGCTCGACGGCGCGCTGCTGGACGCCGCGCCGCAGCCCTTCACCGGCGACGTCACGCTGCGCGCGCTGGGCTGGCGGCGGGATGCGATGGCGCCGCTCTGGCGCGTGGAGGGCGACACGCCGCTGCCGCTCACGCTGCTGTCCGTCACCACCGAGACGAGGATGAACGACTGATGGCGCAGCTTGCCCCCATCGCGACGCTGCTCGGCGCCGGCGTCACGCTCTATGGCGCGCAGCGCCAGGCCGCGGCGCAATCCGCCCAGGCCCGCCAGCAGGCCGAGAACGCCCGCGCGCAGAGCGAGGCGCGCGCGGCGCAGGCCGCCGCCCAGCAGGCCGCCGAGCAGCGCGCCCGCCAGGCGCGGCTGGCCGGCACCACCGCCGCGGCGCGCGCCCGCCTCGCCGCCGGCGGCGTCGCGCCCGACGAGGGCTCGGCCGCGGCGCTGACCAGCGGGCTGGAACGCGACGCGGCCGCGGCCTCCGCCGATTCCGATGCGCTGTTCTCCGCCCGTCTCGCCGCCGGCCGGCGCAGCCTGCTGAACGATGACGGCTCGCTGACGCCCTGGCTGCGCGCCGGCGCGGGCTTCGGCAACGCGCTGCGCAACCTGCTGGACTGAGCGCGCCGCCCCCCAAACCCCCTGATCTTCGGAGTCGAACCTGATGGCCGAGCACATCCGCATCGGCGACGTCGCGCCGCGCGTGCAGTATGTCGGCGACGGCGCGCGCACCGACTTCGCCTTCCCCTTCCCGATCTTCGAATCCGACGACCTCGAGATCCGCGTCGGCGCCGTGGTGCTGGCCGGCGGCTACGCCGTCGCCGGCGCCGGCAGCAGCGAGGGCGGCGTGGCGAGCCTCGTCACGCCGCCGCCGAACGGCGCGACCGTCACGCTGCGGCGCCGGGTGCGCGTCGAGCGCAACACCGACTTTCAGGACAACGGCCTGCTGCGCGCCCGCACGCTGAACGACGAGCTCGACCGGCTGGTCGCGGTGCTGCAGGAACAGCGCGAGGAGATCGGCTCGGCGCTGCGCCAGGACCCCTCCGAGGTCGGCGGCCAGCTTGTGCTGCCGGCGCGCGGCGCGCGGGCCAACCGCCTGCTCGGCTTCGATGCCAATGGCGACACCGCCGTCTTCCCGCGCGATTCCGGCCTGCTGACCGCGCCCTTCCCGGGTGCCGTGCCGCGCACCGCCGAGGACAAGCTCGGCGAGCGGCTCTCGGCGCGCGATTTCGGCGCCACCGGCAACGGCGTCGCCGATGACGGGCCGGCCCTGCAGGCGGCGATGAACGCCGCCGCGGCCGCCGGCAAGGCGCTGCTGATCGGCGAGGGCACGCACCGCACCACCATCCCGCTGACCCTGCCCGGCGCGGCGGCGGGGCTCATCATGCGCGGCGCCATCCTCTATGCCGGCACCGCCGGCCAGGTCGCGCTGACCATCGGCGATGGCGGCACGGCGCGCAACGCCAACAAGATCCTCACCGGCCTCGCCGTGCTGCGCGCCAGCCTCTCCGACTGGTCGGACGAGGCCGATATCGGCATCCTGCTGCGCAACCTCGATGCCAGCCTGGTCGAGCTGCGCGAGGTCGCCGGCTTCACCATCGGCCTGCGCACGCTCGGCGACGGCCGCGGCTTCGAGGACACCACGCTGGTGCTCGGCCGCATCGTCAACAACCGGATCGGGCTCGATGTGCGCGCCGCCACGGCTGCCGCCTGGAACACCTCGGTGCGCTACTATGGCGGGCATTTCGCCGTCGGCAGCACGGTCAACCCCACGCAGGACCGCTTCGGCATCCGGCTTTCCGCCGCGCCGGGCGCCTATGTCGCGCATAACCGCCACCTGTTCGACGCGCCCAATTTCGAGCTGAACGTCGAGGACAAGCCCGGCATCGCCGGCATCCCCTTCCTCTGCGAGGTGAACAGCCGCGCGGTGATCGCGCGCGCCATCCGCATGGAAGGCTGCTCCGCCTTCGTCGCCCGCCACGCAGCCGGCGCGCAGGACCACCTGTATGAGGTCGCCTGGGCCAGCCAGGGCTACCAGGTGGAGGTCGAGCACGCCGCCGGCGCGACGCGCTTCGGCGGCACGGTGCGCGCGCTGCACCAGGCCGCGCCGCATCTCGAAGCCGGCCGCGAAGTCGCCGCGGTGCCCAGCCTGCGCGCCGCGGCGATCCGCTGGAACGCCACCGAGACCGGATTCGAGAAGCTCGCCGTGCTCTCCTCCAACGTCGCCGGCACGCCGGCGGTGCTGGCGGATTTCGTCTTCCCCGGCCTCGACCAGATGACGCTCACCAGCCGCGGCGTGACGCTCGGCGGCGGCCGCGCGCTGGGGTTCGTGGTGGATGCGCGCGCCTGCCGGCATTTCGCGCTGGCGGTGGATGCCGACAGCCCGCGGCTGATGGTGATGTGCTTCGACGCGGCGATGAACCTGCTGACCGATGCGGGCGCCTCGGTGCTCGCCTCCGGCCAGTCCATGCAGTGGAACCCGACGGCGAAGTGGTTCCAGGGCGCGGCCGACATGCAGGATGCCACGCTGACGCGGCTTCAGGCGGTCCGGCTCTCCGCCAGCGTGGCCTACGCCGTGATCGGCGTCGCGCGGCTCTCGGCCGATTACGAGGTCCGCGCGATGCGCCTGCTCTGCGATCCGCGCCACGCGCCGGCGCTGCTCTACGGCCTGCCCGACCTGCGCCACGGCGCGCGGGAACTGGTCGCCGAGCTCGCCTGGGACCCGCCCTCGATCGCGGCCGGGGCCAGCGCGCAGGTGAACGTTCCGCTGCCCGGCGCGCGGCCCGGCGATTTCTGCCAGGCCGCCTATTCGCTCTCGACCTCGGGCTGCGTCTTCCTTGCCCAGATCGGCGCGCAGGACACCGTGACCGTCACCGTCTGGAACCGCTCCGGCGCGGCGGTGGATCTCAACGCCGGCACGGTGCGCGTGCGGGTGGTGAAGGCATGAAGCGCGGCCGCCGCCCTGTCGCGCCCGCACCGATCCGCCGCCTCTCGCCCGAGGTGGAGGCGCTCGCGCGCGAGAGGATCGAGAGCGACTATCTCGGCCTGATTTCCGGCACCACCGCCGAGGATCCGAAGGCGATCGCCCAGCGCAGCATCGCCGCGCGCGAGCTGCTCGAGCATCTCGCCCAGCTCGATGCGCTCGCCGCCCCGCCCGAGGCCGCGCCGCAGGCGGCGGACGCCAATGACGCGGTGCTCGACGCGCTGCGCGCCGGGATGGCGCGCGAGGACGGCGCGTGACGGCGCGCCCGGCCGACCTGGTGGAATTCGCCTGGGTCTGGAACCAGCGCGCGCGGCTCGGCACGCCGGCGCTGCATCGGCGCGTGCTGCGCTGGCTGGAGACGGCGCTCGATGCGGGCGAACGGCGGATGCTGCTGATGGCCTTCCGCGGCGCCGGCAAGTCCACGCTCGTCGGCCTGTTCTGCGCCTGGCGTCTGTATCGCGAGCCCGATACGCGCATCCTGGTGCTGGCCGCCGACCATGCGCTGGCCACCCGCATGGTCGCCACGGTCCGGCGCATCCTGGCGCGCCACCCGCTCTGCGGCGCGCTGCTGCCGGAGCATGCCGAAGGCTCCTGGGCGTCGGACCGCTTCACCGTGGCGCGGGAGGCGGTGCTGCGCGACGCCTCCATGCTGGCGGCCGGCATCGGCGGCAACATCACCGGCGCGCGCGCCGAGATGATCATCTGCGACGATGTCGAGGTCGCCGGCAATTGCGATACGCCGGCCAAGCGCGAGGAGCTGCGCGAGCGCCTGACGGAAGCGGAGTTCGTGCTGACGCCGGGCGGGACCATGCTGTTCGTCGGCACGCCGCATTGTGCCGAGACGCTCTACGCGGAGGGCGACGAGGCCTTCCTTGCCGGCTATCGCCGACTTGTGGTGCCGCTGGTGGATGCGGAAGGCGCGAGCGCCTGGCCCGAGCGCTTCCCGCCCGAGGCGATCGAGGCGCTGCGCCGGCGCGTCGGCCCGCTGGCCTTCCGCCGCCAGATGCTGCTCGAGCCGGTGGCCGAGGAGGCGGCGCGGCTCGATCCCGCGCTGATCGCCCGCTACGCCGCCGAGCCCGACTGGCGGGAGGCGAATGGCCGCGGCGTGCTGAGCCTGATGGGCACGCGGCTGGTCTCCGGCAGCGCCTGGTGGGACCCGGCCTTCGGCCGCCCCGGCGCCGGCGACGGCAGCGTCGTCGCGGCGACCTATGCCGATGCGGAAGGCCGGCACTACCTGCACCGGCTGGTCTATGTCACGCACGATCCGGGCGCGGCGGAGGATCCGGCCAGCCAGCAATGTCGCCGTGTGGCGGCGCTGATGGGCGAGATGCTGCTGCCGGCGATCCGCATCGAGACCAACGGCATCGGCGGCTTCCTGCCCGGGCTGCTGCGGCGCGAATTCGCGCGCGCCGGCATCGCCTGCCAGGTGCTGCCGGTCGCCAGCCGCCTGCCCAAGGCAGCCCGCATCCTCGGCGCGCTCGATCCGCTGCTCGCCGCGCGCCGGCTCAGCGCGCATGAGAGCGTGTTCCGCACCCGCTTCCCGCAGGAGATGGCGGGCTGGCGGCCTGAAGCCGCGGGCCAGCACGACGACGCGCTGGATGCGCTGGCCGGCTGCGTGATGAGCGAGCCGGTGCGCCTGCCGGCGCTGCCGCCGCGCGGCGCGCTGCCCGATTGGCGCGGCGGCTGATCAGCCGGCGCGCTTCAGGATCTCCTCGGCGTGCCGCGCCGTGCCGGCTTCGGTGATCTCGAACCGGCCATCGCTCCGCAGCCGGGCGAGGCCCAGCCCGTCAAGCCGTTCCAGGCAGGGCCCGTCCTTCAGCCCGGCGGGCCTTCCCGCCGCGCCCACCAGCGTCAGCCGGTGCAGCGCGGATCGGCAGCAGGTCTCGAGATAGGGCTCGTTCCACATGATCCGGCGCCGCTTGCTGGCGCCGAAAGCTTGGGTCCGCGGCCGCCCGCTTCAAGGCGCCGCCCTGTCGCAAGGAGTCCCCCCGCTCATGCTTCCCGAGCTTCCGCCCCAACTGGTCGCGGCGCTGGCCGACACCCCGCTCGTGCTGCTGCTGCTCTGGATGTTCGTGAACCTCCGCCGCGAGATCGCCGCCCGGCAGGAGATGCCGCCCCCGCCGCCGGCCTCCCCGGCCGCCGACACCGCGCGGGAGGAGCTGGCCGCCTTCAAGCTGGAAGTGGCGCGCACCTACGTCCCGTTGTCGCTGATCCGCGACCTGGATCAGCGCCTGACGCAGCAGCTCGGCCGGCTCGAGGCGAAGCTCGACGAGGTGAGCCGCGCCGCGACGGCCGCCGCCGCCGTATCCGGGCAGAGCGTCTCGGGCCGGAGCATCGGCTACGGCGCCCGCGCGACGGAGACCGAGGCATGA